AACTAATATAGAGCTTACCGAAGAAGAATGGCACGACAAGTTTTCAGGACAAGTACCAATAAGGTTTATATCAAATGATGAAATGCCAAACTAATGCTAAACCCGGCATGATTTTATATGCCATTTTATGTAAACAATGCGAAACACATCATCCAGATTGGCGTTATCCATGCCCTGATAAATGCGAAGGTGGAAAGATTTCTATCGAACCTCTTGGTTATAAAATTTGCCCAATATGCCAAGGAAGAGGATATTTAAATGAATGAATGGATAAGTGTAAAAGATAGATTACCTGAAAAAGAAGATAGATATTTAACATTTGGAAAGCCATTTGGAATAAGTACAGAATATTGGCGACATGATAAAATATGGCAGCGTGATCCATATCACTGCATAACCCATTGGCAACCATTACCGGAGCCGCCACATGAATAAGCTGCCAACTCTCAAGGATTACTTGACGAATGAAGAATGGGAAAATATGGGCAAGCATGAATGGATAAATATAGATGTTGAATATCCACCATTTTTTAAGCCAGTCTTAACAACTGATGGTAAATCTTGCGAAATAAGAACATTACGAATCAGAGATGGAATAAAATTCTGGTTTAGTCATTCAAAAAGTAAAATGCATTTCATAGTACAATATTGGCAATTATTACCGGAGTTACCATGAAAACAGTAACCATAACAGTAGCGCTAAATCAACCATACAGCGATGAAGATATACGGCCACTGATTACCGCCATCAAACAATTGAAAGGCGTTGCCAATGCTACTGCAATAGAATTTACAGGCGATGATCAAATGAATGCATGGTGTTATAAGCAAAACTGGATAAACGAAATGATGTCGAAAGCAATAGCCGTTCTTTCCGGTGAACGTATTGCATGAAAGTTGAGGATGCCTGCAATGTCAAATGAAGTATGTAAAATATGCGATGGTCATGGCGACTATTATATAAAAATAGAAATTTTCGATGAACCATTATTAATAGAATGTGACAACTGCAAGGAATTTAAAAATGACACTAACAATTAACGAAAAAATAGCATTAGATATACTACACGCTGAAAAGAAAGGCTTTGATGAAGCTATAAACCGTGTATTGAAACTATGCTCAGAGCAAGCCAATGATTATGCACGCATAAGAAAAGAATTATCAGAAAAACATAGGGAATCATTGCCATTTCATTACAAAGCATTAGCTATAATTGATTTTAAACTTTACCTTGAACAACTCTTTCAAATGGAAGTGTCAATCAATGACCGATAAATTAGATATTGATGTTGAAGAATTAGGCAAATTAATACTTGAGATGACACCTCGATACAGAGCTATCGTTGAACTATTCCCGAAAGGCAATGAAAGCATGTTGCGACATCTTGCAGCGTCATCAATACACTTGGCTTTCTTTATGCGAGACTTTCATGATGTACATAAGGGAACGAAAACTGCCATTTGTCCCATGCATGAAAAAGAGTTTTTGAAAAAATGTGGATGTGATTTTAATACCAAGGATAAATAATATGTCATATATTTTTGTATTAATAATTACATTAACACTTGTTATGCTGACATTAAGGGATAGTTAAATGAATAAATGCTGCAAAGAAACAATGAAAAGAATTCTCGAGGAAATCATATTTAACATGGAACACGCTAAGTTTGAAAGCCCACAAATGCATATTGATGCGCTTAAATATGCTCGTTCATTACTTAAATAAACATTCCCGGCCGTGGCTTTGGCACAGTTGTTATGGCAAAGTCACTGACAGGCTCATAGAAACCGGAATAGAACGTCAATGCTAACGCATCACTTGTGTCAGGCGATGGCATACCACGTGCCTTTAAATCATCTTTCGACTCTATTTGCAGTCGCCCCGAACTATCATATTTGTAACCAAGATTGCATAAGTCGCCGTGAAGATCATCTCTATCAGGAATCTCAACAGGCATCTCTTGCACAAGCCAGTCACGCATCGTCGACCATAATTCAGCCCGAAGATTTTTGAATTTATCCTTTTGATTTGCAGAACGAGCTACGTTAATACCTTCGACAAAACTAAAATTATGCTCACGCAACCGGTCAACAACGCCAGCACCGACACCGATGCAATCAATGTATACACGATAGGGATTTTCCTTTTCAATGATATGTTTAAGTAAGCCCGCAATTTCCATTGTGTTCATGTTGCGGTAAGTTTCAAGATTATAGGCTACACGTCCACGTCTTCGAATGATGGCAGTTTTATCAGTGTCGCCAAGTGCGACGTCAACGCCAATGATAAGATTCTGCGTATCGTTGTGTTCAACTCGTTGCTTTCTCGCCTTAACCACATGCTTGCTATTAATAAAGACATTGGCAATCGGATTGAGAAATGCTTCTGTAGCCGAAAATGGGAACTCCTGCTTGAATGATTCGAGACCAATATCAAAATCATTACTAAACTCCGCTATCTTAAACCTGCGCCATGATAAATGCTTATTAGTTAGTCCATCTTTACCATATATAGATAAAAGGAATTGTTCCTCATCCGATGCCTGAAAACCATTATCAATAGATGTATATTCATTTTGCCAATACCATGGCAAGAAGATAGGAATGTAACCATTACTACCATCTTCCGCAGCTTTCCACATTGAATGAAAGTAATTGCCAATACCATTAGCCGTTGATTCAAGAATGATTTCAGTACCAGCTTCATTACTAACAGCTTGCAATACACCTCGAGCATGCTCCTCAGCATTAGGCCAAAAACCTACCTCTGAGCCATGAAATAGCTGGATTGTCTGCGAACGTCCCGCTCCTTTATTTCCGGCTGTTCCGATAGCATAACCGCTATCATAAGACTTAAAATAGAGTTCTTTGCTGGATGATTTATCAGCTTTACATGCCAGGCCTTTAGGTAATTTGTCATAAAACCTCTGCGTCATTTCAAATAAATTCTTTGTTGCTTCTGCTTCATGCGTGAGTATGTAAACCTTTGTACCCAAACGTGTAACCATCTTATGGAAATAACGGCCTTGGGTATAAGTCGAGAAACCTTGCTGTCTACCCTTTAAAGCTAAAGCGCGAACACGGCCAGTTTCCCTGAGTTGCGTTTCTATTTTGTCATGCGCATATAATTGAGCGCGATTCAATCTGAAAGGCTCAATGCTTCCGGCTTTACTTCTTATTACTAAGCAATCAGGGGCAAACTTTGTGAAGTCTTTAACAATATCCAACAGGTGTGACTCATCCATGAGTTAGCCTTATTATTTAGGTAATAGCTTTAATTGCCCACATGACAGCTTGTTCAAGATTAACAACAGATAAAGCCCTACAGCGCTGGTCAGATCTGATTTGCATATCATTTATTATTTTTAATAATAATTCAGCGCTATCCTTTATTTCAGCGCATCTATCAATTTGTTCTTTTGTAAGCGGTATATATTCTTTTCTAAAAGTATCAGCCATTTTAATCCCTTATTTGCTATTTAATTTCTCTCTATTCTTACTAATAAAGTCCGATCCATCTTTTTCTTCAGACTCTTTCTTTTCACCATATATGCGAGGTGCAAGTTTAGCGGCTAACCATTTACGTGAATCAACACGCAATTTAGAACGGTTAATCCATTCACTATTTGCACTCTCATATTCATCACCTTTTGTATTGCTTTTGATGATAGTGTCATGCGTCGAATCGTCGGAAATATCCAGTATTTGATCGACTAAAAGTTCAATTTGATTTTGTTTAGCGCGTAGATACATGTCGCCGAAAGAAGGAACCTTTATGCGCCATTCATAAACAGTTTGATAACATGGCCAATGAGAATTTTGCTTGCATAGCGTTACAATGCTAGCTGAATTAGTAGCCATTTTAAGGCAAATTTCTTCGCCTATTTCTTGCGTATATTCTAATTGACGTCCTATCTTTCCCATATTTTAGCAATCCATTGCTACTAATAATTGCCTATATTTTACCCATAATTATTGATGATAGATAGCATTAAAATAATTATTACACAGTGTTGACATGAATATAACAACAAGATAATATAGGTTCATCTTAAACAAGTGATGAGGTTAAAAGAAATGAAATCCAAACTCGATATAATAAATGACGTAATAAATAACCAACAATATACAAAAATATCAATGTTACTTGGTACAAAAAGAAAAACAGTAATATTAGATTTTCAAACTGCCAATCTTTTAAAGAAATTATTTGACACTTCCCCAACCGAAAACATAGGAAAATTGCAAAAACTTGGCTGGG